AACATAGATCAGATAACGGCCTTCGAGCAGCTCGTACAGACCGAGAGAAGCACTGACCCTGATCAACAGGACAGAGACTACATACTTAACTTGGAACGTCAGATAGCGTCTCTCAGGGCTTCTCAGGAGTCTTTGAACAGGGACTACCGAGACCTTCAAACCAAGAAGAGTGCTATGCTGAAGGAAATGAAGGGAACCAGAGAACAGAGGATCAAGCGACTGGAGGATTCAAAGCAGACTTTTACGGGGTGGGTGGCTCATCTCATGCAAAATCCTACTTTGGTCAAACAATATGGTGTGGAAATGGAAAAGATGCGATTGGCTATGGAGCAAGAGAAAAAGCGACTTAGTGTTTTTCATCAATACGAGGACGGCCAAGTGGATCAACCATTCCTAACGCCGGACACAGTGGAGGATTAATATGGATACCAAAAAATGTCCAAAGTGTAAACAAGTTAAAACTATAGATTGCTTCGGTGAATCTTGGGATTATTGGAGGAGCAGATACAAAATTGAATCAAAATGCAAAGCGTGTAGTAAAGAGTACTCCAATGGGAAACAAAGTCGTAGTACAGAAAATGGCCTTGAAAGAGTAAATATTAGACTCAAAGAAAAAGGGCTTAGAAAATGTTCGGAGTGCGATGGCATCTTCTCATTGGATCAATTTAATTATACCCCTTGTAATGATAGTTACGAATTAAAATGTTTCAACTGTAGTGATACAAAAATACGAAATGCGATTCGTAATAGAATCAATGAGGCCTTGAAGAGAGGGGGAGCTAAGAAACCAAATAGCATCACTAGGCAGATTGAGACTTATTTAGGCTGTACTATCCCAGAGGCTAGAGCCTACTTAGAGTCAAAGTTCAGCGAGGGGATGAGCTGGAAGAACCATGCTCACGATGGTTGGCATATAGATCATATAGTACCCTGTGCTTGGTTCAACTTAAAAATCTATGAGGAGCAACTGAGGTGCTTCCATTTTACTAATCTTCAACCGCTTTGGGCGAAAGAAAACTTATCGAAAGGAGCTAGGTGGGCAGGATGAAAGCTATTATTTTTGGAGTAACGGGACAGGATGGAAGCCATCTTGCGGATTTACTTTTATCAAAAGATTATCAGGTTGTTGGAGTAGCTCGTAGAAGCAGCGTAGACACCACTGAGAGAATAAAGCATCTAGAAGATGAGCCCAGTTTCAAGGTGGAGCTTGGAGACATCACAGATGCGCATAGCGTGATGAGTATCTTATCTAATAACGATGATGTAGATGAAGTCTATAACCTAGCCGCACAGTCGCATGTAGGAGTCTCTTTTAAGCAACCCGGACTTACTTGGGATATAACGGGTAAAGGGGTCTTAAATATTTTACAAAGCATTGTGGATCTAGGCATCGACTGCAAGTTTTATCAGGCGTCCTCAAGTGAGATGTTTGGAGACTCATATGATGTCGATGAGAATGGAAATAAATTTCAAAACGAAGACACTAAGTTCTTCCCTCAATCACCTTACGCAATAGCAAAATGTGCTGCGCACTATATGGTAAGATTGTTCCGAGAGGCTTATGGCGTACACGCAAGTGCCGGAATTCTTTTCAACCATGAAGGAGAACGACGTGGAGAAAATTTCGTAACTCGTAAAATAACAAAGTGGATCGGAGACTACGTTAAGTGGGCTGGCGATCAAGGCTTAGATGCGTCGGAAGAACAGCATTTCACATTTGATGAAGGCGAAGATGGAGAACACATTGGAACCAGAAGAGAAATATTTCCGAAGCTCCGCTTGGGTAACTTAAAAGCGTTTCGGGATTGGGGATATGCTGGAGACTATGTAGAGGCCATGTGGAAGATGCTTCAGCAATCTTTGCCGGATGACTATGTAATATGCACAGGAAAAACATACACCATAGAAGAATTCTTAGATGCCGCATTTGGATATATTGGAATTGAAGACTGGTCTAAATATGTTGTAGTAGACCCTAAATTTTATAGGCCGGCAGAAGTAGATTATTTAAGAGGATGTGCCGATAAAGCTAATGATGTTTTAGGATGGAAACCAAAGAATGACCTCGTAGGTCTAGTAAATATTATGATGGAAAGTGATTTACCAAGTTTTAAATTAGGCTGGTAGCTAATGAAGCTATATAAAGTGTATCTAGATATGACGATAGTTGTAAGCAGACTGTCAAAGTACAGGATATATGAATACAATCATGAGACTCCAATAGTGTTTATGGAAGCTAACGATCCTGATGAGGCGTGCTTCAAAACATGCATGAGGTTATTAAGAATGATATTAGACCAAGATAGCTCACCAGAGGCTGAAGAGCTATGCAAGGAGATACAAGAAGACATAAGAGTAACTAAGGTTTTCTGCGCATGAGAAGAAATTACGATGACCCTGTGTATAGAGACTGGCGTAAAAAAGTATACAAGAGAGATAAGTTTAGATGTCAAATGCCAGATTGTAAATCTAAATACAGAATACAAGCACACCATATTGTAAAATGGTCAAGTGCCGCTATATTGAGATATGATGTTGATAATGGCATAACCCTATGTCGCTCCTGTCACGAAAAGATAACGGGACACGAGCATTTATACCAATCATTATTTCACGAAATAGTAAAGAAAAATGGCTAAATACAAGCAAGCGCCAGACTTCACTGTTATAAAAGATACAAGAGAGCAAGAAGGATACTACTTCAGCAAATATAACAAATGCGCTGGAATGGTAGAACGCAAACTTGACACTGGTGATTATAGCATTGAGGGCATGGAACATTTAATATGTATAGAAAGAAAAGGATGTGTTGAAGAATTGGCTCAGAACTTGGGACAAAAGAAACACGCATTTTTAAATGAAATAGAACGCATGAAGGAGATACCTCATAGGTTTATTGTTTTGGAGTTCTCACTTGAAGACCTAGTAGAATTCCCAGACAATAGTAGGATACCTGAGAGCCAGAAGAAGAAGCTTAAAATATCTGGAAAGTATATGCTGAAATGCTTAATGGAGTTTCAGCTACATGATAATGTACATGTAATATTTGCAGGTAATAAGTACAATGCTTTTCTATTGGTTAGCAGTATTTTTAAACGTGTTAATGAGATGTACAATATATGAGCGACATTATTGAATCCATACATTGTCAGAATATAGATCTCAAACAAAGAGAAATATATCTACATGGCCAACATGGTTCATTTGAAGATGATCCGGGTGTTGAATATCGTATGGCCACAACGTTTGTAAAAAACATTAGACATTTAGATTATCTAAAGAACGAGCCTATCTTAGTTCACATGCATAGCCTTGGTGGTAACTGGGGAGATGGAATGGCTATATTTGACGCAATAAAAATTTGCAGATCTCATGTCACAATACTAGTGTATGGACAAGCCGAGTCCATGAGTAGTATAATACTACAAGCAGCAGATAAAAGAATCATGATGCCTAATTCATATTTTATGTGTCACTATGGAAGTAGCGCTAGCGCAGGTAGTTATCTAGACACTCAAAACTGGGCAAACTTTGAACAAAAAATACTAGACACTATGTTAGATATATATACAGAGCGAGCGACAAAAGGTAAGTATTTTAAAGAGAAATACAGCCCGACGACTGAAGAGAAAGTGAAAAGATTTTTTAAGAGAAAACTAAAAGATGGTGACTGGTATCTGAACTCGCATGAAGCTGTGTACTATGGCCTTGCAGACAATGTAATAACACACAGAAGCTACGGGAGCATCAATAGCCTAAAATGACATCAGAATTAAAAAAGATAGACGACGCTTGGTTATCAATAGACGTTAACGAAGAAGAACTTTTCAACCCTATGGCTATGCTACGAGTGACAGAGGGCGACTTTCATCTAAAGTTGTCTTATTTAATGACTAGGCCAGAATATTTCTCGTTTATATGTAAGCACATATTAAATATACAAATTCTTCCATCGCAGGCATTAATGCTTTGTGAAATGTGGAATAGAAAATTTCCCATGCTTATTGCAAGTCGTGGGTTTGGTAAGTCCTTTATGCTTTCTCTATACGCTTTGCTTAGAGCTCTCTTACTACCAAACAGAAAAGTTGTCGTTGTTGGTGCTGCATTTAGGCAATCTAAAGTCCTGTTTGAATACATGGAAACTATTTGGAGAAACGCTCCTATACTAAGGGACATATGCAACGACGCTAGTGGGCCTAGACGAGATGTTGACAGATGCGTTATGAGAGTAAATGACAGTACTGTAACTTGTTTACCTCTTGGTGACGGACAAAAAATTCGTGGTCAACGCGCTAATGATATTATATCTGATGAATTTGCATCAATACCTAGAGACATATTTGAAAATGTTGTAGCCGGTTTTGCTGCCGTTAGTGCAGACCCTATTGATAACGTAAAAAGGCTAGCGGCAGAGAAAAAAGCTAAAGACTTAGGCATTGATCTAGTAGAAGAAATGAAAGATGAACCTCAAGAAATAAAAATACTTGACAACCAAATTATACTATCAGGTACAGCGTACTATGACTTCAACCATTTTGCCACGTACTGGAAAAAATGGAAGCAGATAATAAAGAGTCAAGGCAGAGAAGATAGACTTAAAGAGGTATTTGGTGGAGACGATGTTCCTAAAAATTTTGACTGGAGACAGTATTCTATAATTAGGATACCATATGAGTTATTGCCAGAAGGATTTATGGATGCCGCACAGGTAGCTAGATCTAAGGCCACAGTTCACGCAGGTATTTACCAAATGGAATTCGGAGCATGTTTTACTAGGGACAGCCAAGGATTTTTTAAGAGGTCTTTGATTGAGTCATGCGTTGTATCTAATGACAACACAATAAAAGATTCCAAAGGCAACGAAATACACTTTGAAGCACAGTTGATGGGAGATCCTTCCAAGCAGTATGTATTTGGCGTTGACCCTGCTTCTGAAGTTGATAATTTCTCAATAGTTATTATAGAGATGAACCCAGACCACAGAAGGATTGTTCACTGCTGGACTACAAACAGGTCAGAACACAAAGAGAAGATAAAGAAAGGTTACTCTAGCGAAACTGATTACTACGCATACTGCGCTAGAAAAATTAGAGACCTGATGAGAAGATTTAATTGTGCTCATATAGCTATGGATGCCCAAGGTGGTGGTATAGCCGTAATGGAGTCTCTTCATGATTTAGATAAGATTAAAGAGGGCGAAGTACAAATATGGCCAGTAATAGATTATGATAAACCAAAAGACACTGACGACGAAAGAGGACTGCACATATTAGAAATGTGTCAATTTGCAAAGTATGATTGGCTAGCAGGAGCAAATCATAGCTTAAGAAAAGACTTCGAGGATAAGGCCCTTGTCTTTCCATTCTTTGATTCTGTGAGCTTAGGCATATCCGCAGCAGAGGACGGGCTGAAGAATAGATTCTTCGACACTCTAGAGCAATGCGTAATGGATATAGAGGAGCTAAAAGACGAGCTGGCAATGATACAGATGACTCAAACCGCAAGCGGTAGAGACAGATGGGACACACCAGAAGTTGTTGTAGGAGCTGGAAAGAAAAGTAAGATGAGGAAAGACCGCTATTCATCTTTAATAATGGCAAACATGGCGGCAAGAACCATAATGAAAGCACCAACCCCACAAGAGTATAACTTTTATGGTGGCTTTGCAACTATGGACAGTCCAGATAGAAAACAAGATGACAACATGTACGTTGGGCCAAACTGGTTTACTGACAACATGAAGGATATCTACTAGTTTGTGTATAATATTGTAACATTCCAATTAACATTCCAATTGATTCGAGAAAGAGTAAAATGAGCCAGCAAAATGACAATATGATAACGTGGACTACTGACGCGGAAAAAACTAAAGCGTTTGCGTCACATACTGAAAACGTTGAAAGCTATGGCGGACTTTACAAATCTCAGGGGTATACATATAGAAACTTCATAGATATCGAGCCCAACAGGTCAGTAAGGCCCGGCTTTATGTCTCAAGACTATCATGCCTTCAGACCACACGAGCAAGTTCCACAAAGGCAAAAGAAAGCCATCAAAATGTGCATGGACGCATATGACAAGGTTGGCATAATTAGGAATGTGATTGACCTAATGGGAGACTTTGGTAGTCAGGGAATTAACCTCGTGCATGAAAACAAAAGCGCGGAAAAGTTTTTCCGACAATGGTTCAAGAAAGTCAACGGCAAGGAAAGATCTGAACGCTTTTTGAATAACCTATATAGGACTGGGAATGTTTTACTATATAGAAGTTATGCTGATGTTACTCCAGAGCTAGGCAAGTTTATGAAGTCTATGGCGAGTGACATTAAAGTCAATATGCCAAACATAATTAAAAATCGAATACCTTGGAGATACAATTTCTTCAACCCTCTTACCGTTAAGGCAAAAGATGGTAATCTCTCATTATTTTTGGGTAGAAAAAATTTCACAGTGAAAAACTCTATAAGTGAAAGCTTTAATAAAACAGGAATCCCTACTGATATATTGCAGACCCTTCCCTCTAAAGTAAGAAGGGCAGTAGAAAGAGGCGACAGAGAGATAGAACTAGAAAGCGATAGATTAGAAGTATTCTATTACAAAAAAGACGATTGGAACCAGTGGGCCAATCCCATGATATATGCTATCTTAGATGATATTATCATGCTAGAAAAAATGAGACTAGCCGACCTTTCTGCTCTTGATGGGGCGATATCTAATATAAGACTATGGACTCTTGGTAATCTAGACCATAAGATACTGCCTAATAAGGCCGCCATTAATAAATTGAGAGATATTTTAGCTAGTAATGTTGGCGGTGGTACTATGGAATTAGTCTGGGGCCCTGAGTTAACATATACAGAATCTAATAGTCAGGTTTATAAGTTCTTGGGTTCTGAAAAATATCAGTCTGTGCTCAATAGTATTTATGCCGGACTTGGTGTTCCTCCGACGCTTACGGGAATGGCTGGTAACGGCGGCGGATTTACGAATAACTTTATCTCGCTAAAGACATTAGTTGAGCGTTTGCAGTATGGTCGAGACCTTCTAATAAAATTCTGGGAAGGCGAAATAGAGTCTGTAAGAAGAGCTATGGGTTTTAGAAAACCTGCTCACGTACACTTTGACCAGATGAGCCTAGCAGACGAAGCGACAGAGAAAAATCTAATTCTGCAACTCGCTGACAGAGACATTATATCACACGAAACAGTTCTTGAAAGGTTCAAAGAAATTCCTTCAGTAGAAAAGATAAGATTAAGAAGAGAGATAACTGATAGACAAAAAGATAAATCGCCACATAAAGCTGGCCCTTATCATAATCCACAGCACGATCAAGACCTTGAGAAGATAGCTTTACAGCAGGGAAAAATGACACCTGAAGATGTTGGACTAGAAACATCAGTGCCTCCTCAAGATTCTCTACCTGAGACTCAATCACCTCCTACTGCTCCGGATGTCAAAAAACAAAACGACGATGAGGTCAAAGATCCTGATGGTGGTAGGCCCAAATTCAGCAATGATACGAAGCCTAGAAAACAAAGGGTTGAAACCCCAAAGTCAAATCCGGGAGTAGCTGAATTGATTATGTGGTCTAATAAAGCCTTTGACTTAATATCTAATACTGTAAATAAAGCTTATTTAGGAATCAAGGGGAAGACAAACCTCAGACAAATAACAAAAGCAGAGGTTCGTGATTTGGAAAGGATCAAGATAGACATATTTACAAATGTAGAACTTATGTCTGAAATAGATGATAGGACAATACAGTCAACACTCAACAAAGGGGTAGCTACACCAATTGATTTTAAGAAGTTACTAACCTCTAAAAATATTTCGCTAGAGGACATGGCTATCAATGATTACAGAACATATGCAATAAGTGCCTATGTAGAATACACACTGAAATAGTCTAAAATAAACTTTTTATATCTTTTTGTGTATATTATTTTAGAGGTAAGACATATGAAAATATACCAACAAGAAATTAACGACGGCATTGCTGACCTAGTAAAATCGCAAGCTTCTATTGCTTATTGCACTACGGCGTCAGTGGCCTCTAAAGCGTCTGAACAGGATGCTGTAGAAATAGAAAAAATCATTGCTGGCAAGAGTAATCCAGATCAGATTGATTTGTATTATTTGGAGTCTGTTCTAGTTTCCACAGGTTGGAATAAGAACGACGACGTTTTCATGCCAGAGTCAACTTGGGCTGCTAGAAGTACACCAGAAGATAAGCAGTTCAATTTTATGCACAATGAAAACGATATCATAGGACACATTACTAGTTCCTATGTTTTAGACAAAGAAGGAAATAAGATATCAGCAGATCAAGATGAATCTCCTAAAGATTTTGACATTATCACTGAAGCAGTTCTATATAATAGTTGGACTGATCCAGAGAACAGGGAGAGAATGTCACAGATTATCGCTGAGATAGAAGAAGGAAAATGGTTTGTGTCAATGGAGTGTCTTTTCTCCGACTTTGATTATGCCCTCATAGGCCCCGAAGGAAATAATCATGTTGTCGCAAGATCTGACGAATCTTCATTCCTAACCAAACATTTACGCGCTTACGGTGGCGAAGGACAGTACGAAGGATATACCGTTGGTAGAGCTCTTAAAAATATCGCATTTTCTGGAAAAGGATTAGTATCTAATCCAGCTAATCCCAGAAGTGTTATATTAGAGAAGAGTCGATCCTTCATTATTAACGAAGACATGAGTAATTTTTCTATAGGAGATATATCAATGTCAGACAACAATAGCATCTTGGAACAGCAGATCACAAATCTCAAAGAAGATTTAGCTGTTGCCAAAGCAGAGAACGAAGCTATGAAGCAGTCTGTCGAAGAAGCAAAAGATAAAGAGTTTGCTACTACGATTGAAGCTTTTGAAGCCGATGTTCAGTCCAAAGATGAAGCAATCGCTAATCTTGAAGAGACCGTAAAGTCTACTCAGGCTAAAATTGCTGAATTGGAAGACGCACTTGCAACTTCGCAAGAAGAACTTGAAACAACTCAGAAGCAAATTGCTGAGATGGTTCAGAAGGAAAAGACTGCTGCTCGCAAAACAGCTTTAACTGAAGCTGGACTTGAAGAAGAAGCAGTTGAAGAATCTTTAGCTAAATTTGAATCCTTGGATGACGAAGCTTTTGAAGCAGTCGTTGCCCTATTTGGCAAAAAGCCAAAGAAAAAGAAGGATGAAGAAGAAGAAGCTAAGGATGATACTAAAGCTGAAGAAGTAGAAGCTGAAGAAGCAGAAGCTGAAGAAGCAGAAGCCGAATTGGAAGAAGCTTTTGAAGAAGTGGAAACAACTGAAGCGACTTTAGTTGATGCAACCAATGAAGAAGACGAACTTGCTAGCAGCAAGGCCGAAATCGCTGATTGGTTATCCAATAACGTTTTTTCAAAATAACCTTTTAAGGAGAAATTTAAAATGGCTCTTAAAGCAGATAGATACGAACTCCAAACCGATATCAGCTTCTTCTACAACGACGTAGCTAAATCTCGTGGCGGAGTTCTCGTTCACGATTCCACAACTGCATCAGGCGCAGCTATGGATCAAGGTGTTAACCTTGTGAAATATAAAACTGCAGCATCTACAGATATTCCTGTCGGAATTCTGTTAAACGACGTAGTTGATAAAGACCTTACTCGTACTCACCTTAACCAACATAAAGATGAAGTACAAAAGGGCGGTAAAGTTACTGTTCTTCGTAAGGGATATGTTGTTACTAACATGATTACAGGTACGCCAAACGTTGGAGGCGTTGCTTATGCTTGCGATATTAATGCTGGTAATATTTCTGTAGGCGCTGTTAGTGCTGCAGCATCCGGTGCTCTAGGTATTGGACGTTTTATGACCGACGCGGACGAAGACGGCTATGCCAAGGTAGAAATTAACTTACCTTACGGTCACGCATCGTAAACTTAACCTTTTTAATTAGGAGATTATATAATGTCTTATACAGATAGACCTAGCGACGAATTTATCGCATTGCTCAAACAATCTGGCGATAGCGATATGAACGTTGCTCAAGCAGCTCAGCGAGAATTTGCCAAAGCTCTTGAACTCCCTTTGAGAAAAGGTGTTCTAGTTGGTAATATTCTTGGCGACATTTTTGAAACTATTAATGTCGAACCGGGCGCAAGTACCGAGTTTCCACTCGATTTAATTTCACCGGGCATGGAAGGTGAGCACGTTGCTTACACGAATCCCGGACATGGTAGAGTACCAGAACGTAGCGTCGAAGGCGATTACGTAATGATCCCAACCTACAGTATCACTAGCTCAATCGACTATTTGCTTCGATATGCTCGTGACGCTCGATGGGACATCGTAGCACGCGCTATGCAGGTGCTCGAAGCTGGTTTCACTAAGAAGATGAATGACGACGGATGGCACACCATTTTGGCTGCTGGCGTTGACAGAAATATCTTGGTATACGATGCTGACGCAACTGCTGGTCAGTTCACAAAACGTCTTGTATCTTTGATGCAGACTGTTATGCGTCGTAACTCTGGTGGTAACAGCGCTTCTGTAGGTCGTGGTCGTCTTACTGACCTCTACGTCAGCCCTGAAGCACTAGAAGATGTTCGTAACTGGGGATTGGATCAGGTTGATGAAGTAACACGTAGAGAAATCTACACTGCTTCTGAAGGTGGTGCACCAATCACTCGTATCTTTGGCGTGAATCTTCACGACTTGGATGAACTTGGAGAAGGACAAGAATATCAAGACTTCTTCACTTCTAGCAGCGGACTTTCTGGTGCTGTCCAAGCTAGCGACACTGAGCTAGTAGTTGGAATAGATCAGGGAGCTAACGACAGCTTCGTAATGCCAGTTAAGCAGCAGCTCGAAATCTTTGAAGATCCTACTCTTCATAGACAACAGCGAGCTGGTTACTACGGCTTTGCAGAAATTGGTTTTGGTGTACTGGACAATAGAAGAGTTATTCTTGGCTCATTCTAATCAGTAGTTTATCAAAACTATACAAAAGGCCATCCTCATATATATGGGGGTGGCTCTTTTTTTATGTGTATATATACTGTAGAACATCTTTTTTTTTAGGATTTAGGAGAATAAAATGGCTGCATTATCAGACTATTTAGAGTCTGGTCTTCTTAATTATCTTTTTAGGGGTCAGGCTTTCGCTGCGCCAAGCAATATTTCCATAGCTCTCACTAGCGGCGTACCACACGATTCAGATACTGGTGAGACACTGCCAGAAGTTCCCAGTGGGTTAAACGGGGTTTCTACTGGTTATGCAAGAGTAAATTTAGGTGCTCCTGCAGATACGGTTTGGTCGTATACAACTGCTGACAATACACAAGGCAGTGGCATTGTTAGAAATAGTGGCCAAATTGTATTTCCAACAGCATTATTAGACTGGGGTGCTGTAAATGGTGTGGCTATAACTACTCATGCAGATTATGGTAGTGGACAGCTTCTTATGCACGCTCCACTCAGCAATCCGCGCTCTATTTTTGCCGGAGACAATGTAAAATTTGATTATAACACATTAGAAATAAGCTTTAAGTAAGAGAGTGATTCAATATGACTATTCTTAGCAAGGGTGATCTTGTAGCTAACATCAATGCAGATTTAGCTGACAATTCTACACAAGACATATCTCCAAGAGACGTTAGGCAAAACTTATTAGACCTAATAGACTCTGTGAACAATCTTACAGCTGGAAGAGACTTAACTGGTAGCAATTTTGCCACCCCAGACACCAGAACTACTCTGGGCGGTCAGAACGCTCTAGGTAAGATAAATCTTGATACTTATACTAGTGTAGATAACAGCGCATTTGGTTATTCCGCTATAGGTAATAATTATATTGGCTCTGGAAATACCGCCCTTGGTTCCTACTCTAATAGTTGCAATCTTTACGGTGATGGGAATGTTTCTGCGGGATATGCATCTCTTGGCATCAATGTATACGGCAATAAGAACGTAGCTGTAGGTAGCTATGCATTACATGGCACTAGAGATGGTGATTACAACATTGCTATTGGTCATGGAGCTGGTTACTATATAGGAAATAATGATCATTATAAATTATACATAGGGGCACACAACGTAAGTGGTCAGGCAGCCTGTGACCTAGAACTTTACGGATCTGGTGTCCCTCTTATATTTGGTGAGCTAGACACGCTCCGCATGGGCGTATCAGTTAACTCTTTACATGACTATGGTGTTCTTCAAGTGTCAGGTGACATTTCTCCTAATCTAACGGAGATGCATCACTTGGGCCATCCAACATACAAGTGGAAATCCATCAACCAGAAGATTCACTTTTCTGGGGACTACATTGGTATCAACACGGCGTCGCCGTCTGGATCTCAAGGCTTAGTAACTGCTAAAGGTAATATTGTACCTGAAGTAAGCGATATATATTCTATAGGAAGTCATGATTTAAAGTGGGATGGTTATTTTAATGACATTACCGTAAGTGGTATTGCCAAGATCAATAACTACACATATAATGAAATATCCACCTGCACCTACGAATGTAGAACAATATATCTAGCAGCTAGCGGCATGTGCGAAGGCGAGCCGGGCGTCTGCGGCTATATGACTGATGAAGAAGTAGAAGGTGGAGGCTTTGTTCTTAGGGCTAGTGGTACTGACTACAGAAGAGACTATGAGTTTTTATACAAAGCACCAGACTCTACTATTAATTGTGTTGAGTCAGAAACATCCTATGCTAGATCAAGTTGGAATAGCAATATAAGCATACACATTGAGTCCGGAAGGCACTTGATGACAGACAGAGTTATCGGATGGTATGATACATTATCGTTAGTCACAAACAGTGGATGTAATGGATTTTATATATATAACCTTCAAAATGACACAGACCCTACCAAATCTAATAGATTGGTATATGGCCCGAACGTTGTCAAAAACGAACTATCCGCAAACGCTAATGGTCTTACAGATATAAACTTTGTCAGCTCTGGAATGAACACTTTTACGTCTGCAGTGGTTTCCTCTACATCTGGAAATTCAGTTTCCACAATGCTTAAAACTAGAGGTGTTAAAAACTATGGTATGGGATTCCAAACTTCCTTTACCGACACCAAGGATGCGCTAGTTGTTAGCGAGGTCGCTGGGCTTTCTCCGGACGGCACTAATACTTCCTATGATTCATCGACAAATACTATAGCAGCTCACAGCCAACAGACTAACAGGCTAGAGATTGAATCTTTCCATACTGATAATACGAAGTTTAAAGCCGTAACTATCATGAAAAACCCTGTACTAACACAGGACTCTGGTAGGAATAATTCTAACTACAATAGATGGCAAATAAATCCAGAAGGTGGTTTGGTTGGTGTAAGTAATTTTAGCTCAGAAAAACTTCCAAACTCTATATTTAATGTTCAGTCCACTGGGGACTTTTCTATCAAAGCTACTGCTCCGGATGGATTCAGACCAAGGCTAGAGTTGCTTTCTGGCCCTAACAATACCAATGAGTGGCTATCTAGTGGTGTTGCCACTGACGACGTTTCTGACGGAGCTGCATACGGCGGCCTTGTGATGGAATACTTACCTAGTGGTGGCAGGAGAGACTTCTGGTCTAGCGGTAATCCAAATGAGCCCGCATCTGTACAGATAAAGCATAGAAGATATGGTATCATTGGATTAGTCACTGGCGATAATGACGGTATTTATAATGACGGCTCATCTGACTATGGGTACGGAGCATCTAATGAACCGGGCACCGCTGGCGGTTACTTCCCATATCCGAACAATGCTGATGACAGCATATACCAAAATGCAGCTTCTAGATATCCTAATCCTGACTATATTTATAGATCCTTTATTACTTTTAATGAATCTGGCGTAGGTGTAAATGTTAGAGACGCACATTCTGCCCTCACTTTAAGCGGGGTATTTAAAGGTGGTAATGTAAGAGGTGGAGTACTATCAATGGCTGTGCAGCCTGAAGGCACATCTCCCACTCTCGCTCATCATCTTGGTAGAGAAGGTTTTGGTGAACTAGTTGCTAGTGGGTTCAACATCGCAGATACGCACTCATTTGGTCAAGCGAGCACCATATGGTATTGTGATGCTTCAGGAAATAATTTTGAATTAATCAATAACCCTCTTAACCCAAAAAATGCTGCTTCGTTTGTGACAAATGCAAGTGGGAATACTTTCTTAGGATATAGTTCACCTCAAGAAAGAGCCACTTGGATAACGAATGGACATATGAGACATAACACCGGGTATGGCTTTGAAGCTTTAACTTGGGGTCAATATACTCAGTTCAGCACCGCTTTGGGTTCTCAGTCCCTTCTTAATATAGGTTCTGGTATAAGCACTGGATCTGGAGCCGTAGGCGTTGGCTATAGAGCAGGCGCAAACATGGTAAACGCTGTTAACTCCATAGCGATTGGAAATAACTGTGAAGCCCATGATTCCAGCAGTTCAATAACGATAGGCCCTAATATAACAAGTGGAAACTACGTCCCCCATAGCCATATGCTTTTAATTGGCGCTGGTGATGATAATATTATATTAAAAGGAAAAATGGGCCCGAATGAAAGCGATAAAGAACTAACAGTATCCAAAGGTAAGTTGACAGTTTCTTCCACTAATCAGGAAAAAGATAGTATAACTATCAAACATGATCAAAACTTCTTTGGTACTGATAAAGCTGCTTCAGTATTCCAAAAGAAAGACCTTCTATCTGTATATCCAGATGGAGGAGTCGCATTTACCTTTACGGGAAGCAACGGCCACGAAAGCACTTTAGTTAGCATGATGCATGATGTTGCTCCGCTTTCTAAGTCTTCTAGCTTTGCAAATGTTAACACACCTGTAATGGGAGTTAGTGGCGACCTAAACGTACTTGGCCAACTTAACTTTGCTGATGGCACTGCAATGTCATCCGCAAGCGGTTTAAATATTTCTCCCGGATCTGGCCTCTCTAGTAGACTTGAATCGGGCAAAGACTTCTTTGATTTGGATATTGAAGAGCTAGAGCTGGGAAGCACACTAAATGATCTATCGCCCAACGATTCTTTTCTAGCTATAAGTACTTCTACAAAAGTTGGTAAGATAAATATTAGTGAGCTGAGCTCGTTCATAGAGGTTAGTGGTGGAACCAAACTAATGGCGAATTGCAACCATGTGTTTGCTAAGAACAGCTCCGTTGACCCTACTATAAATAAATATAGCAACTGGTTTGGCTGTTATGCCGGACACGGGGTTGTAGAATCCAACTACAGTAACTTTATAGGCCCAGAGGCTGGTAGCTACAGCACATCTGCTATCAGTGGTGCATACAGTTCTAACTTCATAGGCCACAGAGCTGGATACGACGCAGATAATTCAGACAACTCGGTCTTCTTAGGAACTAACGCTGGTAATGGGGCTGTAGATTCAAGAATGTCTACATTCATTGGTCACTCTGCTGGACATGATGCCAAGTCTTCCTACTCTATTGCCATAGGCAACAATGCTTTGGAAACTTCTAGTGGAAGTTACAATCTAGAAATCATAACAAAACAGACACAAAGTCTATTAGGTGGTTATCATACTAATAAGTTTAATATTATGAAGACCATTACTGGTGATACAATAACTAGCAAGGTGTCTGTAGGTGATGCTATCATACATCCTTCGGCTGTTCTAGCGGTAAATTATAGCAATGTAACTCACAGTGGTGATCCACATATTCAAGAATGGTATGTAGATTCTCATAGGGCTGCTGCTGTAAATATCTATGGAGCTTTTGATAATGTGGTTCAAGGAACTTTAATAGGAACCCTATTCCCAGCTGCTGCAGCTGCAAGTCCCACTAGTGGCGAAATACAACTATATGGAAGTGGATGGCAGTCTACTGGAGCCAGCGTGTGGATTCATAACAGAGATACAACTGGAAGTGGAAATGTAGGTGCTTATGTTATGGCCATAAAGATAAACGATGAGTATAGACCAATATGGGTAGGATGTCAGTAGGAGAAATAAAAAATGGGTCAACCCTCTAACTGTAATTGTAATTGCGACGATTCTGGCGGTGGTGGCGGCGGTGGTGGCGGCGGTGGCCCATTGCCATGCCCTCCTAACTGCGGCGATCCTCCAGCACCAGTAGAGGGTGACGGAGTTCCTGCATACAGTGTATATCAACTTTGCGGCAATAATGAAGCACTTGAAGTAGACGATGGCACAAGGGGTTTTTGGCTTAAGAGAGTTATAAGCACAGCAGATATCCCCGTAGTAACAGTTGGATTTAATGGTGATTGCATAATTAGAACATCTGGCGATGGAACTTATTTCTATAAGGGAACAGATCTTGGCCACCATCCAATGCTGGTTGATTTGGCCAAAAGCCCAGACGTTTCCACTCAAGTATTCAGTTCAGGAGGCCTCCATAAAATATGCGATGGCCCGGTGTGGGATGCTAGAGTTGGTACAGACTGCGGATTTGTTATGTCGGGCGGGAGTATTTTAGGCATAGGTAATCCACTTTTGCTTGGCGATGAAGAATATTATGAAAATGGCTGTATAGGCTCACCAATCCACCCAGCTTCTTCTATTGTTATGGACGATTTTATGAAGCAGGGGCTTGAGTCAGACGCCCTACAGTCTGGGGTTGTCTTGTGGTCTAGATTTGTTGTGGCAGATGGTGCTTGCTACCAGCCCTACCAAAAGCCCGGACTTTTGTCTTGGGGTCTTAGTCTTTACGGTCAGCTAGGCGCTAATCAATCATCGTATACTTATGGGGCTAAAATTTCAAACGACACAAACAATATACCAGAGCTTCCCGGAGACTATATATGCAGCGCATATTGGGATAACATGCGCGTAGGCAAGAATAATGTGGTTATCTCTTGTTACCACCAGTCACACCCTGACACTAGTCCTATAGGCTCCCTACCGCACAACCAGATAATTGGCATTGGAGATGTTTCATCTCATGCGTGCGATTTCCATCAAAACAGGAATGACGAGGAGCAGAGTAATATTAACAGAGAAGCCAGACTGTTCAAATGGGCTTCGTCAGTCGATGCTCCTTCAGTTGTGTTTGAAGACCCCTTGTTTTATGGGGGAAATATGCAGTATAGGCATTCTATGACAAGTGTTGGTATTTTCGTCACGGCAAACACCGCCAGTATAACTTATCTCCCAGACGAATCCCTTCCAGATCCGTATTTAGTTCAAAGAAATATAGTTGATTTTAATACTGGCAAAGCCGAAGGGTATTTTGGAAAAAATATATTTGAAGACACTATGCACTCAGCAGGGGATCGTGATTACAGCCCAAAAAAATCAGGCCCTGAGCCAGATTATATGTTTTCGCATTTAGGCGATGACAACTGGAAATCAATGGTCAGGCCTTACTTATCTAGCGTACAAACATGGGCAACCCAATTCAAGATTGGAGGCTCCACAGCAGCTTACGGCGGCGGTTCAGTCGCCGGCCCCGACGGTTATATGACTAAGCATTTAAATAGATTTCTTCATGTTGAAAACTGTAAGGATAAAAACGGATCACTTCCGCACGGACACTTCACGACGTGGGATGAAACGACAGTAACAAAATGTATACCACACTGGGACACTATAAACCAAACAACAGGTGGCTATCAAAGCGAAGTGCCAATGTTGTTCACTTGGCGAAACCCTAAAAACTATGAGAATGGATATGGTTATGATGAATACAACCGTGACGGCCAGCTTCTAGGAGAGATTGCCGATATACACGCTGGCTTTAGTCCTTATGGCGCAATAACCTTTGGCGGTGTTAGCTCTAATCTCGCTACTGCATGTTTTGGGCCATCAAGTATTGTTTACGATAACGGCGTTACACCCACAGCTCATATCGAAAATACCTTTGTACAAATGTCAACAAAAAGAGAACTTTGCCAAGGCTTCTTACACACTAGAGCTAGTAAGTATGGTTCGTCCGCCCCGGAATTTACGCATGATGACTATGAAAGGAACAGACAGGAGGCCGAGGTTCCGGACTCCCAAAGATTCCCAACATATGCAGACATGTTTCCGGGAGTAGTTAGGCATAGGCAGGGGCGATATCATATGTTTGAAAGCGATCAATGGTGTAAGTATCCATTTGGTCTTTACAATCTTGACGCCACACCAGCTAACGGTCGTCCGCCTAACTTAATTTACAAAAGATTAGACAATAAACAAACACATACATTTCATAATCTGAAAAGCGGAGACAATGCCGGATATGAGACACTCGAATATCCAATAGCACCAAATCAATGGTGTGTTTCTGGAGACCCCAATGGTAATGGGTATAACCAGTATTATTTTGTTAATTTCTTTCGTCCAGAAGTTCCCGCTGGCGAAGGAGATTCAAGCGACGTGGGATGCTGGAGGGCGCCTGCTATATCTAGGAGATTAGCCGAGCTCGCCATGTCAAATGGTTCCGGAGTCGAGGCTATATACCTACCTGAAGATGCTGGAATAGGGTATAATTCCCCGTCAAACGCCCCTGCATCAGTTCCGATTGACCTTTACTTTATACAATACAGCCATGAGTTTTTGCCAGATACTCCACTACCTAGCAACTCTGCAAGGACAGCTTGGACATCACCACGACTGCGCGGTGCAATACACTCATGGATGCAAATCCCAACCTATTGATGAGGATGATAAAAGATGCCTTTTAACTTAAAAGATAGAGTACGAGAAACAACTACTACCGTAGGGACTAGCGACGTTGTTTTAGAGGGTGCATATTCTGGTTATAGATCTTTTCTTGACTCAGGTATAGGAGATGGTACATCAACTTACTATGTTCTTATTAATAATAGGCAATGGGAAGTTGGCATAGGAACTTTCATAGAGGCAGAAAGCAAGCTAACTAGAGATACCGTTCTTTCAAGTAGTATTGGGGGCACGAGTAAAATATCGTTGACTGGCGGAGTTTCAGATGTTTTTATAGCTCAACCGGCTGATAAGTCTGCTTTCCTAAATCCCGCTGGGCTAGTCTCTGGCGTATCTTTTACTGGCTATGCTTTTCCAGATGGTAGTACTCAGACTACATCGGCGGCAGCAGCCTCTGGAAATCCAGTTGCTAACGCTATTGCGTTTTGGGCTGATTCTGAAAGCTTAGGGCACGATGCTGGTTTAAAATTTCAAGACAATAAATTTATAACAACTCATCCGGCAGAGTTCAGAGCATTAAGTGGAATACCCGTAACAATAATTCAAAACGGCTCAGGCAATATCTTTCAAGGGTATGTAGATAACTCCACAGACAGGACAATAGCTCTAAATCTGACAGATGAAAGCGCCCCAACTTGGACTCTTGGTCTCAGCGATACTCCGGTTGGAGATGGTGGCAATCCAACGTATGGATATGTTTATGGTAACAATGGTTCTGTTGGTCAGTATGCAACTAGTGATACTTATCAAGTATTAAATTATACTAATGGATTTTGGATTGGTCACAAGTCTGCCAATATACTAAATGTTAGTAAAGATAACGGCACAAGGGTTTTGAATTCTCAACCAGCAGTCACCGCGCTGGAGGTTCAAGGTGCAATATCCCAAAGTGAAAAATTACAAAAGTGGACTCAAAGCGATGACTCAGTTGTAGCCTATGTTGATAACGTAGGAAATATAAGCGGGGTAATATTAAAGTTAAATAGTATTGATTTTTCTGACGGAACTCAACAATCAAGCGCTGCAGTTATAAATGTCTTCAACATTGGCTCTGGAACGGCGCATAGAAGCTTAATAGACACAAACATTTCTGACATTACAACTAATACAAACAATATAGTAGCTTCAGGCGCTAGTATTATTGATTCTTCTACTGCGCTTACGATTGCTTCTGGTACGGCGATAAGAGATGAAGCCTCAGCTAACGCCACTAGTATAACTGGTAATACAGGCTCGATAGTTGTAAACAGAGATAATATAGTAGCTTCGGGGACTGCAATTATTAATTCCTACACAGATTTAGTCATTGCTTCTGGAACAGCAGAAAGAGATCTTACGGTAGCCTCTGGCACATCTATCGTTGGGCAGTTCTCTTCTAAGGCAGATTTACATAGCCCTGCGTTTGCGGGTACTCCTACAGCACCTACCGCTGCAGCCCTAACAAATACCACTCAGATTGCTACAACAGCTTTTGTCAGGACAGAAGTAACTAGCTTGGTTGATTCTGCGCCCGGAACTTTAGACACACTCAATGAATTGGCTTCTGCGCTTGGCGACGATGCAAACTTTTCTACTACTGTGACCAACTCCATTGCTACCAAGGCATCTAGCGTAGACTTGGCTGCTGCTAGTGGTTCACTTAGACACGACTTAGATTTAGCTGCAAATAGTGGTGTTGATACTTCTGGCATAGCGTTTGGTGCTTATGCTTGGGGTAATCACGCAGACGTTGGGTATGCCGCGCCAACTGACTTTGCTCTATTATATGCCAGTGGAGCTGAAACTTCAGGAATAGCTTGGACTGCGTATAACAGGGGAGATCATCGTGCTTTAGGTCTTGTCACACACGCCACGTTTGATTCTCAGGGCTTAATAAAAAGAGGCTCAAGTTCTGGAGTATATACTTACATAACAGACAACTCGGATAATTGGAATACTGCATATAGCTGGGGAGACTACGTACCATCAGGCACTGTTTCTAAAAAAGAAAGAGAGATGTTATTTAGTAGTGGCGTTGGCACTTCTGGAGTTGCTTTCGCAGCGTCTGCGGACGTTCCATTGTTATATGCAAGTGGAGCTGATACGTCTGGCATAGCATTTGGTGCTTACTCTTGGGGCAATCATGGAAGCGCAGGATATTTGACTTCTGAAACATTTGGTCTTTCTTCTGGTACTAAGTTAAGAAAAGATGTAGACCTCATATTTGCAAGTGGGCAAGACAGCTCTGGTATAGCATTTGCCGCCTATGCTTGGGGAAATCATGCTAGCGCTGGTTATGGAAGTCCAACTGATATATCCAACTTGTTTGCAAGCGGGCAAGACACATCCGGTATAGCATTTGCCGCCTATGCTTGGGGCAACCATGCATCTGCCGGCTACCTTACGTCCGAGACTTCACATGCAGATGTTGTAGTCGATGGAGATTTTTCAACAAATGGTCTTCTAAAGAGAACTGGAGCAGGAGCTTATACTTCCGTAACAGATAATTCAAGCAACTGGAATAATGCTTATAGCTGGGGAGATCATACTCCTTCTGGAACTAAACACGCAAGACAAATAGACATGCTCGCCAGTAGTGGTGTTGACACTTCTGGCATAGCTTTCGCTGCTTATGGGTGGGGAAATCATGCATCTGCTGGTTATCTAACGTCCTATACAGAGACAAACAATTTGAGTTCAGCGGTTACTTGGGCCAATGTGCCAGATGCCAATATAACTCAGTCTTCAGTTGTTCAACACTCTGGAGCGTTAAAGGTTTTTGAATCCCAGATAACAGACTTACAAGATTACGCTCTTTTAGCAAGTCCGACATTCACCGGAACCCCAGCAGCGCCAACCGCCTCTGCTGCAACAAACACTACGCAAATAGCCACTACCGCTTTTGTTAGAACAGAAATTTCAAACCTCGTGGATTCTGCTCCCGGTGCGCTAGACACCCTCAATGAACTAGCTGCCGCTATAAACGATGATGCAAGTTTCTCAACAACAGTCACCAACTCAATTGCTACCAAGATAGGCAATGTGGTTGAGGATACCACTCCTCAGCTAGGCGGAACATTAGACGCTAATAGCAATTCTATTGATATGGGTACTAACAACATTACCGACACAAAAGTTGGACAGTGGGATACTTCTTACGGGTGGGGAGACCACAGAGCTTTAGGCTTGGTGACTCACTCCACTTTTGGTTCTGAGGGACTTATCAAGCGAGGCTCTACCTCTGGTAGCTATTCCTTTATTACAGATAACTCTAGCAATTGGAATACTGCTTATGGCTGGGGAAACCATGCGTCTGCTGGATACCTAACGTCAGAGACAAACAATTTGAGTTCGGCGGTCACTTGGGCAAATGTGCCCAACTCCAATATCACAGAGTCATCAGTGACACAGCATCAAGCTGCTCTCTCTATAACAGAGTCACAGATTAGTGATTTTGGTTCTTACCTTACCTCTGAAACTTTTACATCTCTAGTGCAGGATACTTCCCCTCAACTAGGTGGAACATTAGACGCCAATAGCCAGTCTATTGATATGGGCACTAACACCATTACCGACACAAAAGTTGGCCAGTGGGATACTTCTTATGGCTGGGGCGACCACAGAGCTCTAGGCTTGGTTACACATGGTACATTTGGTTCTGAGGGCATCATAAAGAGGGGCTCCACATCAGGGGATTATTCATTTATAACAGATAATTCTTCAAATTGGAACACTGCTCATGGCTGGGGAAATCATGCAAGTGCAGGCTATTTAACTGCTAGCTCAACCAATACACTAACAAATAAAACCTTAACAAGCCCTGACATAAACACGCCAGATATTGACGGTGGAACCATTGATGGAGCTACCATTGCAACTAGTGATGTTACTGTTGGTAGTGACAAAACGCTAGATGTTTCTGCTGGAACTCTAACTACTTCAGCAGCTCAAAATTTAGCTATAGTTCAAGGTGCAGCTTCCAATATAGACATTGGAGCTTATGAGTTAAGAGCGCAGACTCTAGAATCCGACGTGTCTAATGGAACAGCGCCTTTGACAGTGGCTTCTACAACAGTGGTCACAAATCTTAATGCGGACAAGCTAGACGGTCAAGATGGAAGTCACTATCTAGACTATGGTAATTTTGTTATTGATGATGATGAAATACCTATTGCAAAATTAGCGGCAGACAAAGTTACAATTGGTTCAACAGATGTCACATTGGGGGCTACTGTTACCACTTTTGCTGGCTTAGCATCTGTTACTAGCACAGCATTTGTAGGTGACCTAACGGGTACGTCCAGTAAGGTTACGGTAACTAATTCATCAGCCGCTACAGCTTATCCTATCGTATTTCATAATGAAAGTGACCACGGTAGTCTTCTTGATGACACTGGAGCATTTACTTATAAACCTAGCACTGGCGATGTTCTAATCTGGAACGCAGGGGCAGATAATCCTACCGTAACAATTAAAAACAGTCACTCTGGTGCTACAGCAGGAACTTTAAAGTTCTTAAATTCATCTTCCACCGCTGGCGACAATGCCGTTTGTGGAAACATAGGTTTTTATGGGCGGAATGACAATGTTGGCGATGATACTGACATTCAGTTTGGAAAAATTCAAGTTACCGCAGCTGATACAGGCGATGGCGCAGAGCAAGGTTCAATGGGGTTCCATGTTGCTGAGTTGGACGGGACTTTGACTCAAGGCCTACTAATTGCTGGGCAAGATGCTAATGGTGAAGTTGATGTCACTATTGGAGCTGGAGCTGCGTCAACCACAACAATAGCTGGTACGCTGACGATGGGTAGTACAGCAGCCTTAACAAACGCTGGCTTAGTTGCTGTTGCCAACCAATCCAATATTACTGGCTTGGGAACACTTACAACTCTTACTGTTGACAATATTACTATAGACGCCTCTACGATTGATTTTAATGGTACTACAGGAAACAACAAGATTGAATTAACAGACGATCTTGCTAGTGCTTTAGATATTACTGAGTCTAGTAACTCTTACATAAAGTTTAATACCCAAAATGCGGGTACTGAAGTTACATACAGCAAAGAGGCTGTAGAGATATCAAAACCTCTTAAATGCACTAAAGCCATACACTCTTCAATATCAAAAACAAACGGTATTACAAGCGAAACATTGAAAGGTGGTGGGTCAGGAAATGTGGTTACTTTAGACTTAGCTGAAGCTGGGTTCTTTAGAGTTCAGTTGACCGCAAATGTAGATGAAATTTGGTTTAAAAATCAGTCTGAAGGACAAAAAGTAATTATAAGGTTTGAACAAGATGGTACTGGTAGTAGAACTGTAGATCTTAGCGATTCTTTCTATGCTACAGATGGAACCGCAGTTAGCGTTCAATGGCCTTCCGATACTCCACCTACTTTAACAACGACAGCTAGCAAAGCAGACTTAATTGGCTTATTAAACTTTGGGATACCAGCAGGCAGTGTACACTGGTACAATGCTGTAGTTATAGGGCAGAATTTTGACTAATGAAACCTAAAATATGCGCTTTAGTAAGCACGCCTAGATCCGGCACGCATTTTTTAAGGTCTGCACTAGACAACCACAAGCACATAGAATTTGCGGGAGAATTTTTTAAAGAAAACACGCATCCAAGCTTAATAAAAGAATATATCTATAAAGGCACACTGGACGAATCAATTGTTAATCTAGACTACGTTGGATTTGTTTGGCATCTAGTGTTAACAAGCGACCTAGAGAAAAATAGCATAGATAAGTTCATTATACTAGAAAGAAAGAATAAGCTTGAACAATTTGTTTCATTACTTATAGCCACTAAAACAAAAAGTTTTGCATACACAAAAACAAAGGAAAGAATTGAGGTTGACCCCAACCACCTTGCCCATTTCATTAGTAGACATAATAATCTTTATTCAGAGTTTAGAAGCTCATTAACAGATTATAAAAACATATACTATGAGGATCTTTGTAGTAATTTCAGAGAGACTATAAAAGATATTCACAAATACCTTGAGGTACGCCAAGACATCCAAGAATGGGGAGAATCTTGGTTTAGGACTAATGGTAAAAACTTTGGACATAGCCCTTTAGTCAAACAAGAAACAAGACCTATGAGGGAAGTGGTAATAAATTACGAGGACGTGAAGGAATATGATGGATTTTACAAGATATGAGTTTACACTAAATTGTGATCACCCAAACTGGATAACAGATAAAAGACATGTAGAAATTATATACGAATTTTTAATGCGTTCAGATATGAAAAGAATAGCTGAGATAGGCTCGTACACGGGTTTTTCTACAGCTGCTTTTATAGAGGCGCTTAATAACGGTAAAGATTTCAAATTACACCTATCAGAGCCTCGGCCAACAAAACAATTAGAAGCTGTAATGTCAATGTGCAAGAAGCCCGACAATGTGGTTCTTCATACTCAACACGGGGAAAAATTTTTAGAAGACTGGCAAGATTTTGATCTGGTGTTCGTCGATGCCGATCACTCAATGGCGGGAGCTGGATCTGACCTGTTAAGAATACTTGCTAATGATGTTACAAATGTAATGGCCCATGACACAAACCTTAGTAATATGGTTAGCAATTACGACGGAAGAGGGGCTGAGCTTTTAGGAAGAGTTTTAAAAATACATCCAGATTATAAAGTTATAGAAGATAAAAAGGAAAGAAAAGGCGAGTTTACTCAAAGAGGGTTTCTTTTTGCGTCTAAAGATGATGAGACCTACAGCATAGCCAAGGACGTTTTTGAAGAGCTATGTTGATATATCTTACTGATCTTAAACAGATGCCAAACTGGAGCAAAGAAGAAACAACACTAGATACAATTTTTCATTATGAGGTCACAAAAGGTTACAGTGACATACATAGTTTAAGGTTGTTTGGTCTTTACAAAGATGAGTCTAGGAACATAAGACATAATGTATATCACCCAATGGATTATGTTTCCCACAATGTCAAAATAGTCATAGGAGAATTTGACTGCATAGATAAGTCTAAGCCCAATAACTCGCATGTCGTAAAAGAAATAGACAGAGCTGGAAGTACATCTATATTAAAGGTTGACTTTCCAGTCTTAAACAACAGGCACAAAGGATATCATCAAGACGAATACATAGATGAAGTTTTTGAAAAGTTAAAAAAGGACGAAAGAATATTATTTTGCTATGTTACTCCTAGTGGAAAAGGCATAAGATTTGGATTTAAAGTTGATAGTAGAATACACAATGATTTGGAATACATTTCAAACTACTATTTTTATGGAAAGCAATTTTTGAAGTATGACACAAGAGGCAGGCTTGACCTTGACTTTAATGCTAGCGAAACTGGCAGCTTTTATGAACTGGCTAATATTACTAGCGTATATTGGTTCCTGCCTAATACGGATAAGTGGCACGTTAGAGAATCTGTAGAGCTTAAGAAAATATAATGGACTACGAATTTACAGAAGATTGGTTTTCTGAGGACAACCCAGAAAAAGTAGTTTGTCAATTTGACGAGTTCTTATCTGAGTTTAAGAACAAGCCTTCGACATTTCTTGAGATTGGATCTTTTGAAGGAATGTCAACCATATGGATGTTAGAAAATATACTAACAAACAAAGAGTCAAGACTTTTTTGTATTGATGCTTGGGCTGAATGGACTGGAGATGCCTTTGTAAGATTTGTAGAAAACATAAACAAGAGTGGCTTCAAAAACAAAGTAGACATAATCAAAGGTAATTCATCAACCTATTTATCAATATTCCCAGATGATTACTTTGACTTTATATATATAGATGGAAACCATGATGAAAAAGCTGTCATCAAAGATGCAGTAAATTCTTTTAGGATTGTAAAAAAAAGAGGAATAATATGTTTTGATGATTACCTGCTAGGTATAAGATATCCAAACAGTCCCGGATCAAAGGCCATGAAAGGTTCAGCAAAGAAGGCAATTGATTATTTTATTGAGCTTTTCAAAGATGAGATAGATATAATATATAAAGACTATCAATTATGGATTAGGAAAATATGAAGATAGCCATAGCTCAGTTGTATACTAAGAATCTCGATGAATGGGCCTGTATTGCCGTAGACAATAAAAAAAGATATGCAAGACTAAACAACTATGATCTTGTTTCAAAACGAGGTCTTTATGGTACTAAAGTCAAGCGACATCCAAGTTGGCACAGTATACTTTTAATATTGGAAATACTACAAACAAGTAATGTAGATTGGGTTTTTTGGTCTGACGTAGACGCATTGATAATGGATCAAACTGTTAAGTTAGAAAGCTTTATAAGGCCAGATTGCGACATTATTATTCCGTCACAAGGAAAGGGTGAATACTGCGGTATAAAAACTAATAACTGTCTATGCTGCGGTCATTATTTTATCAAGAACACAAGGTGGTCAAAAGATTTCTTAAGGCGTCTGTGGAAGTGGCCAGAAGGTGAGTTTGATAAATACAAGAACCACGGATACTGGGAACAATGTGGTATGAATTACATGTTCAACGAGAATGAGATGGATTTCGACAAACATGTACATATAGAAAAACAAAATAGATCTTTTAACTCTTTCTACTTTATGGATGGCTATGAGCATGAAGGCATGGAGTTTAAAGAATGGGGAGAGAGCTTCTTTAGGACTAAGGAGTCAAAAAAAGAACTAGAAAATGATTTAGGCACGGCTTATAACGAAGGTGATTTTATTATACATTTTGCCGGAAAACATTGCGCACCCTATAGAAAACACCTAATGGAACAATATTCGGAGAAAGTGAAATGGAACTAATAGTAAAAGTTAAATCAGATGGCTCTAACCCGTACTACCAAGACGGTGATGTTATAGACGCCATGTCTCTTGACCGTATTTATTTGGCTCATGCGGAGATGATATGTCATACTAAAAACTTTGGGTTCAACACATCAGGGAAAAGAGATAGAAATACACTACTTGAAAAGTTTCAACAGGCAACTCACATTTACAAGTTTGAAAGAGTGAACAGTAATGACGTTAAAAGAACCAACCTGATAACCAACGAAGAAGACATTCTCAATACAATCCCAAATACAGAGGGCGAATCTATTAATGCTTATCAGTACATATCTAGGAGGCTAAAAAATCCAAATCACAAAATATTTGGAACTGGAGGTCGCGAGGTATGGTACGGTCAACTAAGAAACGATGCTGAAGTTTTTATTCCGGTCGCTTGGAATCACATAGAAACAGAGAGTGACAACCTCAAAGACGACCACAATAGTTGGCCCTTTACTGACTTAGAAAAAAGACATTTCATTTGTATTAATACCTCTGGAAGGAGTTACGATGGAGACTCTTTTACTAGAGTTGAGCTTTCTGGTGGCACTGTAACGGAAAGAGCTTTGTCTGTTATGGAAGACTTACCTGAAGATCATCCAGATGATTATGAGCGCATTGTGCTGGCAAAAAGAAAATGGTTTGTTCCATATTGGGATTTATCTTCTGAGCTTGGTAGTTCTGTAGATGATTTAAGAAATCCAGACCATACGTGCGATTGCAGGAAGCCAATGGATGAAAGGGAACATATTGACATTCTAACTTACGATAAGATCACAGAGGGGTTATTGTAATGGCTACCGTAACAAAAACTATAGGGACTAGCAGTAGAGATTACTCGACTATTTCGGCATGGGAGGCAGACTTGTCTGATGCTACTATATACTCTGATGGCGATGACGCAGTTGGAGAAATATATGCAGATTCTACATTTACTGGAAATACCGTAACTATAGATGGTGGAACTAGTATTGGTGGTAGTTCTGGTCAAGACCTTAACTCTGTCAAGTTAACTGTAGCTGCTGGAAACAGGCATGACGGGACAGCAGAAAGTGGAGCATTGTTGAAACCCACGGCTAATTCTGGCCATAACGTAGGTATTATAGTTATTGAAATAGATAATTTTACACTTGAGTGGCTAGATATTAGTTTAGACAGTCTGGACTCTACTAATACAAACCGAGCTATAACAATGAATTCTGGCGTAGGAAATTTAACAATAAGAAATATGCTAATACATGATAAGGGTGGCAATCCGGGATCTACTGGCCCATTTGCCATAGTAAGTAGTCAGGCTGGCACTACTAGTAACAATTGGTATTTTCTTAATAATATATTCTATAGCTTTATAGAAACTTCTAATGATAGTGCTGGAGCTATAATTATCAGGGCCTTCAAAGGAAATTTATACATATATAATAATACGGTGTACAAGATAAAATCCCAAGGAGGAAGTAAAGACGCTATTGGGTTTAGATTTGGGGATGGCACTCACATTCAGGCTAATATAAAAAATAATATAGTTGCTGGCTTAGACGAGGGAGACATAGCTGCTGCCTATTGGATGGACGAGGTTCCAAACTCAAACAGGGTGCTAAACTCAGCTACCAACCTTTCAGACGATACTTCTGACGCAGCAAAAGACGCCGAAGACTTTGATGTTAATAAGAATGACTCAACAGGATTGATAGGCAAAACATTAGCGGAAATAGCTTTTGTGTCTACCACTGCTGGTTCAGAAGATTTACATATTACAGAAGATTCTGTTTGTGTAGACGCCGGAACAGATCTAGGAACCACTGGCGGTACGCAAACTGATATAAACGGAAGAGACAGGGATTCTCAGGGGGATACTTGGGATATTGGCGCACATGAGTTTGTAGCTGATGCTGACTCAACAGGCACATTCATGATTTTTACGGACTAGTAGATGCACACAACATTTATAATACAAGGCCCACTCACTAAAGACACCATAAGGTGCATACAGATGTATTCTCAGTTTGGCAATGTTATAGTTTCGCATTGGAACACAGACAATCCCACTCTAATACAAGCTGCATATAATGAGGCCAGCAGTGCTCAAAATGTAGAAATAGTAACAAATGCCTTTGTGAAGAATAACTCGTACAATTGTGGGAATATGAATTTTCATCTACAGAGCTTCAGGGCGGGACTGGAGAAATGCAAAACAGACTCAGCAATAAAGGTCAGATCTGACGAGTATATGACAGACCCCAGAAAATTGATGAATGAGGTCGAGAAAAATCCTAACAAGATGACTGTATGCAACTTCCTTTTTAGAGGGGACTTTGTCTTACATCCATCAGACCACATAATGGGAGGCAACACGAAAGACATGCTGTCAATGGTTGGCAGGTGTATGGATACAGTAGCTAAATACAGAAAAGGCCAAAGGGTAGGTATTGATTCTTTGGGGCTATCTAGCGATTATTGTTATGAGATTTTGATACCAGAGACACTTTTTTGCGTTAGTTGGCTTAAGGTTAAAGGTGTCGATATAACAGACAACTTTAATGGAAAAGGGTTGCCGGAAATAGAGTCGATAAATCGTTATATGATGAAAAAATACTACAATCTAGTAAGAGCGAGCGATCTTGGGGATTTCTTATTTAGGTTTACCAGCGCTCCAATAGGAAGTCCTACCGCATATACAGATGAAAGTTCTTTTCTATATGGCACTGGTAGATGTCATATTAGATGTATTGGTGATTTTGATGATATTTATATATCCAAACTTAGGGACGAAGAGCGTCCATCATAGAATACAGGCTAAATATTAAATATAATATATCCGAAAAACCGTGTATTATCATGGTAGAGAACCTTTTTTATGGAGTGAGAGATGGCAATTTTCAAGCTAGAAATAGCTGACAGTGACGTAGACAGGGTATTTGATGCAATATGTTCTAACTACGGCTGGCAGGAAGATGGCGGAGAAACCAAAGGTGAGTTCACTCACAGGACAGTAAGAGATTTTTTGCAGAACAATGTAAAGGCTTTTGAAACCAAAAAAGCTAAAGAGCAGGCAATGAACTCTATAAGTAGCAACGTTTCTTTGAGCGATCCGGAGTAAAATATGTTTGGAGATCATGGCTTTTGTTCTGCAGCTTTTGGGGCAATATCCTCTGCTCCCGCGTACGTTAATCCATTAACAGAGCACGAAAGGCACTACTTTACAGCAAACATTCAACAGCAAGTTTCACACACGCTTGCGATAAAAACAAAACTAAGCAATGATTTAAGCATACAGCAGGAACAAGTAAGTACAATGGCTCTATCGAAGGGTTAATCACATGCCTGAAGTAGTATTAGAATTTACGATGACAATTAAAACACAGCACACAGTTACACTAATAAGGTAAACAGATGGCTAGCGAAATACATGTAGATGATGTTGGAACTAGATTTTTAGTTACTGTTAAAGACGATGGCACTGCTGTGGATTTGTCTACGGCCACCGCGCTACAATTAAGTTTTAGAAAACCAGACGATCAAGTGCTTAGCAGAACTGCATCTACTTTTGCAGATGGAAGTTCAGCTTCAGGGGTCATGTACTATGACTCAATTGCAGGAGACTTGGACGAAGCAGGAAATTATAAAATGCAAGGCAAAGTCATTTTGACCAGCGGCACATTTTATACAGACATTCACACGTTTAAAGTTAACTGTAACCTATAAGGAGTAGAGCATGTCTTGGCAAGGCCAAATGTCAACAATATTAAGATACTTAATTGATGACGTAGATTCATCAAAGTACAAATTCAGTGACAACAGAATAGAAACAACACTTTTAGTAGCAGCACAACTTGTAAACTTAGATGTTGATTTCAACAATACTTACACAATAAACGTAGAGACATGTAAACTTTCTCCAGACCCAACTGAGACAGCGACTAGAGAGGATGCGTTTATAAATTTAGTCTGCTTAAAAGCAGCGTGTGTGATGGTTGGCAGTCAGGTTAGAAGCGAGGCCGCCAACTCAATATCTATCAAAGATGGCCCATCCGCGATAGACTTGAGGGGAGTGTCTAGCACACTTACAGTTTTATACAAAGATTTATGTGAAAAATATGACAAGCTATTACTTGATTATCAAGCAGGTAACAGCATTGGCGGACAGTCTATACTCGGCCCATATAGCCCAGCTAGTGACTTCATGGGAAGAACTAGTGTAGGCCATAGAGCCGGTGGATACCAATTCTAAGGGAGTAAAAAATGACTATTAAAAACTCAGGTACAATATTTGAAAGCATCACTGCTCAGTTGGCAGACAATAACGCTGGATTGATTTCAGCCGAAGATGTTAGAGTAAATATGCAGGACATAGTAGAGTCCGTAAACCAGATAGTTGCTAGTGGTGACTTCAACACGAAGAACCCATTTCGCAATCAAAATGTTAGAGCTCAAATAAACTCCAACAACTATGGAAAATTCATAGCTGAGTCAGGGGTTGATTTTCCAAATGCGACTTGGGCTTCTGACACTACTCAATATGAACCTTTTCCGGGCGTTGGCGGATTAGACCATAATTCGTTAGACAACCTCACGGTCGCAGATCCGCACACTCAGTATTTGCCGGCTGATGGCTCTAGAGCACTGACTGGACATATGAAAACTGGAGGAAACGCAATTAGCGCCTCTGGTGATTCCACGAGGGGTATCAAATTTATCTGGAATGATAGCTTTGATGATGCCTATGTAGGTTCCGGCACTAACTTTGTATTTAATGATGGATCTAAAGTTGGCACTGGAAAGTCAGTAGCAAAGGCTTGGATGCAGTTTGACGGAAACGACGGGTCTGCCCCAGTCATTAGAGAGTCATACAACATTCATTCATTAACTGATAATGGAACCGGAAAGTATACAATTACATTCGTTTCAGGAGCTCTTGGAGACAACAACTACGCTGCATTTGGAACTAGCAACTGTACTACTGCTGCGGCTAGCGCAGAAGATTTTGATAATAATACAGTTGGCCTTGTTCTTAGGGCTGGCGATGATGCTAGTACGCTTAGAACTATAACGTATGTAATAAGAAAAGAAGTAGATAACAGCTATGTTGATGGCCACGTTAATGACTTTGTTGTATTTGGTTTAGGCTCAGGTGTACATCCTGACGCTGATCCAACGATAGCTTAATATAAGGAAAATAAATAATGTCAAAACTAGTAATTTATGAAAATAAAGATGGTGGTGTTTCTATTATATCGCCCGCGCAGGGCATTGACCCAAAGGATGCAGCGGCTGTGCTCGTCCCGCCAAAAGCTGCTTGGAAAATTGTAGAGCCATCTGATCTTCCATCTTCAAGAGTATTTAGAGACGCTTGGACAATAGACGGTGTAGACGTTAAAAAAGCAAAAGCTATTTGGCTTGACAAGGTAAGGGCTGTTAGAGATGAGAGACTCAAAGAGCTAGATGTAAAATGGATGAGAGCCATGGAAAACGGCGAATCCAAAGTAGCTAATAGTATAGCAGCAAAAAAACAGATACTTAGGGACGTGACAGAAAGAAAGGAAATCGTTAAAGCCAAAACGCTAGAGGATGTAGAAAATTTCTGGCCTGAAATACTAGAGAGGTAGTAAATAATGTCCGACTTAAACATGATTAAAATTCACGATAGGATAAAAGAGACTAGTAATACAACTGGTACTAGTAACTTTGTCTTAGAAGGAGCTTCTCCGGGATTTAGCCATTTTTCTGACTATGTTGGGCAAAGCGGCCTAACATACTACGCCATTACTGACGGCACTAACTGGGAAATAGGGTCTGGTAGATTTCTAGACTCTGGAAGAAATATAGGTACTTTTTCTAGCAGCCAGTTAGTAAGATTCCCTTCAAAAAGCTCTAATGACAACAGCGTGGTTGACTTTGGCGCAGGTGTAAAAGAAGTTTTTGTTACCTATCCGTCAGAAGCCGCAGTGTTTGGTGTTGGCGGTCTAGACGCTAGCAACCCAGTGCCTCAGAAAAGCGGTATAGCTTTCTGGAATAATGACAATAGCATAAATTATTCTAGTAATCTACTATGGGATAATTCAACGAGTATGCTTGGTATTAATACTAATACCCCTCAGTATCAGATAGATGTGCGAAGTGAGAATCCAGCGGATTCAATCATAAGAAGCTCGGGATTGATATTAGGCGAGTCTGGCGTGATATTCTCTGGCGTAAATATCGTAAGACAAACTGAGCCGTTTAAAAGAAATGAGACCAGTGCACTTACAAACTCAAATTCAGTCATTTGGTTAAGTGGCGCGGTACATCAAACAATTCACCTAGAGAGACAATCCGCAACACATTTTCTTGCCGGCCCAACTACTGGTTCTCCCGCTTCTTACCCATCTTTTAGGGCTATAGCAGCAACAGACTTGCCCGCCTTAGAAGACGATTATGTTTTAAGAGCTTCTGGAGATTACTATCGCCAGAGTATATTGATAGTATCTGGAATAGCTGTGACATCATCTGGAGCTTTGAGGGCTAGTATAGGTACTGTTTCCGGAATGGCCTTGGTTGCGTCTGGTGTAGCATCTTCAAAAGCAATAGCTTCTGGATTTGCTCAGGCAGATATTAACGCTGCAACTAATAGCTATTCATACAACTTCAACACGACAAATACAAGCAATACCATTGTAAATCAAAGTGGGTTTTTAACCATACCAATTTTTGAAGACAAAGCTCAATTACCAACACCAATATCGGGTATAGCTGGACAGGTAGCGATATTGAAATATCAAGGCGCGGACGCAGTAGACAGGCAGTACATGCTTGCTTTTTGCGCTCCCAGTGGGGACGGCACAGGAGGTCAATATGTTTGGTGGGCTCCTTCCGGTAGTCATCAAATGCTGTACGAACCTATTGTAACCTAGTAAAACAAAGATAGTTAACTATTAATTAACTGGAGAGTTAAAATGGCAGATGTAATAATTTCAAGCTCGGGAACATATCATTCGACTGAGGCCAATAATGGTAACGCTGTTACTTTTATTACCCCGGTTGGAATGGGCTCGGCAAAAATACTAACAGCGGAGAACAATGTCTATATTGGTTCGGGCACACTTGTCTCGCGATATACAGACAGATTCGATGATCCTAGATATTATACTGGAGATAGCGCAAGCTAACTTTTAAATGGGTATACAAAAAATAATTGGCGCAAATGAAATTAAGCAGGGTACTATTATATCCCACGTTGACCGTGCTGGAGGAATAGATAGTATCGCCTCCGCGCTTTCAAACGGCGGGGTTAATAATTCTGGCGTAATTGTTGATCGCATGAAGGTATATAGATTTTACAGTGGTGATTCAGATGGATTACAAAGCACTACTACTTACACGATAGCTGCTGGTGCAGACGATGGTAGAGCAGCTAGAAGGGGCACTAGTGCTACTAGTGTTTCAACCTATAACACACAATTTGCACATAATGCGACTAAAGCATACCTTGGTACGCAGTTTGATGATGAAGAGGGAGAATACGATTACTTTGCAGGATACTTTAGGTTTAATAGTATTGTTGCAGCACAAGGAGCTACTGTTCAGAGTGCCTACTTGAAGTTAAATAAGGAAGGGTATGCAGGCGGTTCGAGTAATCATGATTTTTATGTAGCTGCTCTTGATGCAGATAATCAAGCTGCTCCAACAGCCGCAAGTCATCTTAACCACAGCAACTTCACTACAGCCGAAGTCGCTTGGGGTAACAATACAGACACCGGGAATGGAACACTTAGAAGTGCAGCTAATGGAACTGTCTTAAGCTCTCCCGATATTAAAACTGTAATTCAAGAGATATTAGATAGGTCAGGATGGTCTTCGGGCAACAGCATAGTGCTTATGTTCTACACAAAAACTGCATATACCTATGGAAACGCTATGCCATACATTGAATTTTATGATGACTCAGGAGATGACGCTCCGCAATTAGAAATAACAATATAAGGTGACTTATGGCAATTAATGTTCCTCAAAGTGTTTTCGACAAATATTTTGAAGTTATTGACTCTACCTTTAACATCTTTGGCGTGACATGTCAGTTGGTTTTTATCGAGAAGGTAGAGGTTGAGTCTTCTAGCTTTGACAATTTCCCTGTGCATGATTCTATATCAGCTCACAGAAGAGGAGGGGGAAACCCCGGATTTGAAAGGGCAGATGTAGTCTACGAGGAAGTGGAAAAAACTGAGGACATAAAATTAAAAGTGTATTGGGATGCAAAGTCTTGGGTAAAGGTTGGAAGCAATATTGTAGTGCCTGACGCAGCAATACAAACCATAGGTTTCATGACGGATTTACCAAAAATACTTAGAGCAAAAGAACTCATTGTTCATAAAGGCATAAAAGACTACAAGGAGTTTAGATTTAAGAGGACAGGAGATCCAATTCCTATGGGGTTAAAACAAGACAGATACTTTGCCTGCTTTTGGGATTAGTTAAATGGCATTTGGCTTAAAATTAATAGATCCATTCTCAGTTATAGATAGCAGAATAAATGCAGCTATATCAGAAGAGGTCAATAAAAGACTAATTAGAAATAAGGGCTTTATTGAAGCACAAATGAGTAAGATGATTCAAATGTGGGTTAGAGCTCAACCCGAAATGCTGGAAATAGGATTAGAAAAAAGACTAGCCGGCATGTTAGGCATAAGAAAAGGCTTAGGGCCAACGGCAGTAGACTCAATAGTCATGGCCGTTGTGGCTGCTTCAAGTTTTAGGTTTGCAAGGTTTGATAAGCAAATGCGTGGTGTTGCTGAACTGAACTTTCAACCAACCACTTTCCTAAATCTTTTGGGTTTAGGCACAGGGCACACAAAGACTAAGAATGGAGCAGACTTGCATTGGCTTGACTGGTTATTAATGCAGGGTAATAAGATGATAGTGGTGGGATACCATTATGAACCAGAAAGTGGAAGAGGCAGGTCAGGATTAGGAGCCATGGATCAGGGTGGTGCTTTTAGAATTCCTCCAGAGATGGCCGGTGTCTCGACAGATAACTTTATAACAAGAGCGTTTTCTGGCAAGGAGAAAGACATTATGAATTTGTTCCAGAGAGTTCTTGCGAGGTAAATTATGTCGTTCCACTTAAAAGGGTTTGATAATGTACAAGAATCGACCCTCAGTAATGAAATACAAGACAATATAATAGAATTCTTTGACTGGGCGCTGCTCAACAAGGGAAACTATTTTAACGTGACCGCAGGTGAAACTGCTCCAAACGGTTACGACTACAGTAAGTTAAGGCTCTCTCAAAACGAGAACTTCACTGCTGGGACATGTTGGGAAGGAGTTAGATCTAACTGGGTATGGCAAAGCGGAATTGAGAGTACGCCAAGTCCTTTAGTGGGCACCAACAATACCAAACCCGGAATTTCAGGTGTATATATTAATGACACATTTTACCCTACTACAACTACGGGGTCTTATGCGCACCATGTAGACTACTACAACGGAAGAGTTGTTTTTGATAACGCCCTTCCCACTGGTACTAAGATACAAGCTGAGCACAGTTATAAGTGGATAAATGTTGTATATGCAAACGAAGTTCCTTGGCTAAGAGAGGTTCAGTACAGATCTTATGATATAAATGGAGAATTTTTCAATCAGTCAAAAGGCGATTGGGACATTCCACCTGAAGCTAGGCTACAATTACCAGCAATAGCTGTGGAGATAGTGCCTAGAAGAAGAATATCTGGCTTCCAGCTTGGTGGGGGTTCATTCGTAGAAACGGATGTTTTATTCCACTGTATAGCTGAAAATGAATTGGAAAGAAACAAGTTGGTAGACATAGTTTCTCTCCAGAACGAAAGGACTTTTTCTACCTATGACAGCAATTTAGTGGCTGATGCTGATGAATTCCCTATTGATTATAGGGGTTTTCCAGTGTCTGGAGCGCTTGATTTCAAGCGATTAGCACTAACACACGCTGGGGCCGCAATAAGATTTAAGAACTCTTCAGTTCAGGGAATGGACGTAATTGGAAACAGTTTTTACGGCGGTATAGTAAAAATGACCGCTGAGGTAATTAAATTAAACGTATAATTTTTGTGTATAATACAATAGTAAACATTCTATAACTTATAGGAGAGAAATAATGGCTGGTACTGCTAATAATAGAATTTTCTATGCTTGTCAGGCTGTAGGCTTTGCTAAACTGGGTCACGATGGCTCAGATTACAAAGTTGCCCACGGTGTTCAAAGCGTAGGGATAACGACAAACTTTAACTTGGAACAAGCTTTTGAGCTTGGCCAAATTCAAATTTATGAAAACATCGAGGGTACTCCTGACGTTGAAGTAACAATGGAGAAGGTTCTTGATGGAAGACCACTTTTATACCACTTGGCTTCTCAGGGTGCAACCTCCGCTGGGCTTGTTGGTCGGTCTAAAGAGCGAGCAAACGTTGCGCTTGGTATTTGGAGTGACGGCTTTGATTACGTTGGTCAAGAAGCTGGTGGTCACAACAATCAACCTGTTGTTCAGGTGAATATGTCAGGTATGTACTTATCTTCTTTGAGTTACAATATGCCTATTGACGGCATGGCAACTGAGTCAGTAACATTGGTAGGTAACTATAAGACTTGGTTAACTGGCGATAGCGACACTGACCTAGATCCCTCTAGTGAAGGCTTCGGAAGTGACAAGCCTGCATCATCTGGTCTGGGCGGTGTTCAAAGAAGAGAAAACTTCATGCGGGCGAAGTCCATATTACCGACTGATATTGATGGTGTAACAACAAACGGCGCGGGTGGAATTCAAGATAGCTGTCACTTGCAGAGTTTCTCGGTCAGTACAGACTTCTCTAGAGAAGACATCTTTGAACTTGGCAAAAAGGCTCCTTACTATAGATCAACAAACTTCCCAATTGAAGTTACCTGTGACATTGAAATGGTTTCTATATCTGGTGACTTTATTGGTGCCTATGAGTTTGGTGATCCAGCGTTGTATCAAACCGACGCCCTTAATACTACGGCGTCAGGTGACAATACTGCTGAGCAAAAAATTGTGTTTGTCCTAGAAAATGCCACAGCATTTGACTTGGGTGAAAAGAACAGACTTTCTTCTGTCAGTTATGGTGGAGGAGATGCTACTGGTGGTAATGTAAGTGTTTCTTACAGCTATACTAACTTTAACGACTTAGAAGTGATTTCTAGTGGAGACCCCGCCCTTTCAGAACACGGCGGAAGTCTCAAGTATAGCCCTGCACAGTCTGGATACTCAGGAAACTGGGGTAAGGTAATTAACGCCTAATAATTTAGCGGTTGATATTAAAACCGCAGGAACAACGCCAAAGTTTGCGATAGCTATTAGGAAAGCAAGTGGCAGAGGCGTAAGGAAGGACTTAATATGATAATCAAATACTCCCGTCTTGAGGTTTTGTAATGAAGCAGCATGAACGGGAGTATCTCATATCTAGGATTAGGGCTGGAGTTTGCTTAGTTAATATACGGGGCATTGACTTAGTAATAAAACCGCCAGACGCGCTCAAGAAATTGCAGATTGATAAAGTATTCAAGGAATCGTATAATAGATCTTACGAAGACGGAATAATGGATCATGATGAAATGGAAGAGTGGATGTTTGATCAGGGCTTATGGGTATATGAAGACCAAAAAGCTCTGGACGACCTAGCCAAGGATATAGAAACCTTAAAGCTCGAAATGTATAACAACAGGAGCAAGGTTTCAATTAGGGAGAGCGCACGTCAATACTTGAGGACGGCGGAGAGAGCACAGGATGAAGCGGTAAATAGAAAAACATTTCACATACCACATACTTGTGAGGGGATAGCTAGGACAGATCAGTTTAGAGAGCTTTGTAGAATATGTACATATAAGGACGACAAATTATATGACTTTTCTGAAATAAGCGTAGATGAGGTTGTAGCGGAATATCACACCCATACACTCACGGAAAAACAGATTCGTAACCTTGCCAGAGAAGAGCCTTGGAGATCCTTGTGGGCTATTAGAGAAGCTGCTAGCATACAACTTTTTTATAACCATGACAAGGAACTAACCAGCGATCAAAAAAACTTATGTATATGGTCTATAATGTACGACAATATACAGGAATCCGCAGAGCCTCCACCAGAAGAGGTCATTGAAGACGACGATGTTTTAGATGGTTGGTTCATATTCCACAGGAAGAAGAGAGAACGAGAAAAACTTGAAAACGAGTTTGAAAATAAAACCAGTGCGAATATATCCAATAAAAACGAAGTATTTGTAATGGCCCAGAGCGATAAAGAGATTGAGCAGGTTAATAGCATGAATCCTCTATATGCTCAACAAACCAAAAAGAGAAGATATAAAGAACTACAGCAAAAGGGAAAATTAGAGCAACATCAGTTTAGAGACCAGCAACTTATACTGCAACAGATGAGTAATCAACAGTATAAGGACAAATTTAGGAGTTAAAGGAAATGGACGATTTCAAAGACTTAATAAGAGCTCAAGAGAGCTATAAGACTGCTCGCGAAGATAAATTTAAGGTTAACTCGCGTGACAGGCTAGCAAAGATAATAAAGAAAAAAATACAAACAACCATGATAGGCGCGCTAAGCAGCTTAGAAGACCATCTTGGGTTTCTATGGGGGACTAATGAAAAAGACCTCACGCAAGAGCAAACCTATATGAAAGAACTGTATCAAAAAGTCAGATCTGAGATATTAGATAAGGGAAATACTCAGGCCAGAAATGTCGATGCAGAACTATCACAGTATGATGTGAAATGGTTAAAGTATACCGTGGAAATGCCAATAGCAAACCCAAAGACTAACGAGGAAGGGAACTAAAGATGCCAAAAGAAAAGTTTACTGATATAAATATTTTAGACGAAGATGGTGTGGAGCACAACATTCGAGTCATTAAACCCACAAACAAACTCAATTCAGAGGCCCAAAGAATTGGAGCCAAGGTTTGGACTGACTGCATCCAAGATGGAGTTATGACCAAGCAGGAGCTCAAGCAGCTAATGAAGGATAAAGGAATTTGGGGTGAAGCCCACGACAAGCGTCAAAGGGAAATAGAAGACTCACTTGTATCCCTCGAAAGACGGCTTTATATTAATAAGAGAAAGAAGATGAAACTCTCTGAAGCAAAGCAAATTGCTTACGACATGAAGAGAAAGAGAATAGAGCTGCGGGATCATATTGCTGAAAGAATCGCCCTAGAGAGTAATACTGCAGAATCTTTAGCAGATAATGCTAAATTTGACTTTCTTGTGGCAAATTGCACTTTGTTCCAAAACGGACAAAAGGTGTATAAAACAATAGAAGACTATCAAAATGGAGCTGATGACATCGTAGCATTTACCGCTGCTGCAGCACTAGCGGAGATGTTATACTCTTTAGACGCTTCTTTTGAAAGAGGGTTGCCGGAAAATAAGTTTTTAGTGGCCGCTGGATTGGTTAATGAAGACTTAGATCTGGTAAATAAAGAAGGTGAGTTAGTTGACCTAGATGGTAAGGTTATCAACGAAAGAGGTTGGTATCAAGACGAAGACGGTAATAGGGTTGATAAAAATGGAAACCCGATGACTGACCAAGGTACTTATATCCCCCAAGTATCTTATATAGATGATGAAACTGGGGAGGAAATAGTTGTTAGTTTAGACGACGAACAAGAAGGAGAAGACACACCAGAGGAAGAAACAACAGAAGAAAACAACGACACGGAAAGTTAAAGATAGTGTAGTCACGCATATGAAAGCACTTTATAATGTCTAAATTCGTACTGACTGCACAGTTGCAGCTACAAGCGCCTACAAACACTAGACAGGTAGTCACAAATATCCAGAATCAACTGGGTGGTGGTGTTACTGTCCATGTCAATGTTAAAAATGGTAAGCAAGCCAACAAGCAAGTAAAAGACCTAGCAAATAATACTAACGCAGCTGCTGACGCAGCTACTAAACTTGGTAGGTCGTTTGCTGTTTCGTTTAAGCGCTTTGCTGCTTTCTCTATTGCCACAAGAGCTGTCGGGGTATTTACCCGAAGTCTTGGTGACTCAGTACGTGCTGCTGTTGACTTTGAAAGACAACTTATAAAGGTTTCTCAGGTTACTGGGAAATCAATGCGTGATCTAAAAGGGCTTACTGATGAGGTAACTAGGTTAGCAACTGGCTTAGGTGTTAGCTCTTCAGAGCTGTTGAATGTTTCTAGAATCTTGGCTCAGGCTGGTTTATCTGCTAATAATACCAAAACAGCCTTAGCAGCCCTAGCAAAATCTTCTCTTGCTGCCACGTTTGATGATATTACTCAAACTGCTGAAGGCGCAATTGCTATCCTTAATCAGTTCGGCCAAGGCGCAGCCGCCTTGGAGAGCCAGCTTGGTGCCATTAACGCTGTTGCTGGCCAGTTTGCTGTTGAATCGGCAGACTTGATTGCGGTCATAAGACGTACTGGTGGTGTGTTTAAAGCTGCTGGTGGTGACCTCAATGAGCTTATTGCGCTCTTCACTTCTGTTAGATCTACTACTCGTGAGTCGGCTGAATCTATTGCCACTGGTCTTAGAACTATTTTCACACGTATCCAAAGACCAAAAACTATTCAATACCTACAAGACTTAGGGATATCCCTTACAGACGCTGAAGGTAAGTTTGTAGGGGCATACGAAGCTATAAGAATACTTAGTAACGCTATGGCCAATATGGAGGCAGGTGATCTTAAGTTCATTGAAATAGCCGAACAGCTTGGTGGTTTTAGACAAATCGGTAAGATTATTCCGTTATTGTCAGAATTCGCTACCGCTGAGCGCGCACGTCAAGTTGCAATGGATGGAGCAAACTCACTCACTGAAGATGCAGCAACCGCACAAGGTGCACTTTTGGTCAGGGTCACTGCGCTCAAAGAAGAGTTTTTAGCATTAGTCAGAAGTATGACAGCCGCGCCACTATTTCAAATAATGGCCAACTCAGCTATTTCTTTAGCTAGTGCGCTTGTAAAGGTTGCAAGTGTTCTTAAAAACATTCTACCTCTTATAACTGCTTTAGGTGCTGTGAAGATATTTGGCACGCTCGGCAAGTTTGCTGGCGGCTTTGGTGGCCAGCTAGCTGGAGCAGGCGGGCCTAGAGCCTTTGCTAGTGGTGGTTTAGTTCCCGGCACTGGCAACAGAGACACTGTTCCCGCAATGCTAACACCCGGCGAGTTCGTTATAAGAAAATCAAGCGTGGGCAAAATCGGCACGAATAGACTCTCAGCAATGAACGCCAAGGGTTATAATAAAGGCGGAAAAATATTAGACGCCAAGAAGTTAGCAGTCATATCTTCTGACCCTTTCAACGCCACTCCTTGGGCGGACACTGATTCAATTCCCTCATCTGAGGTAGGCAAAAAAAGACCTTCTAATAACTGGGAAGGGCCTCAAGGTAAAGGTGCCAAAGCTTTAATAGGTGGCGTATTCCAAGCTGGAACGCCGGGAGCAGAAGCCGCTTTAAAATCCATTGCAGACCAGATGGGCAATAGTAAATCCTTTAAATTTACCTCTGAAGGACTTTCGTCAAAGGTGGCGAAAAAGTTTGATGAAGCTTTAGACGAAGGCGTTGTCACTGGCGTCAATGCATCAATTGGTCAATTATCAAAAAGTCTTGGCGCTGGAAAACCAAAAACAAAAATGCCAGATGGCAGCGCACTCGTAAACGCTGGATTTAAAGGTAGTTTATTTGAAGAAGTTCTCGCTGGATTTAATGGGGCGCCTACTGCCGACATCGCTGACGAAACTGCTCCATGGGACTTTCCTCAAGGTATATCTGGAACTCTCGGAAATCTTTATAAAACAGCAAAAGAAGCTCAGCTAATTGATGCAAAATTAGTAGCCGCAAAAGACAGAAAGAAAACAAAGATAGATGACGAAGGTAATATAACATCCGGCGTTTCTAAATACACAAATTCAGCCTTTGTGAGTAAGGCCACTTCAGCTTTGACTCAGGCAGTTTATCATAAAGCATTTGACGCTGGAAAGGCAGCTGAGCAGCCAGTCCCCGGA